CACCATGCTTTCCAATAATACGAACTCTATATTTCCATTGATACCCAGTATCAACCTGATTTAATTGAGCCGATACAGGTGCTATTACTCCCATCCATGAAGTAATAGATCTTTGACCTGGCTGATTAGTTGATGTGTTCTCTATCATGACTGTGTTGGATATAATCCCGTACCATCACGGGTCAAGGTTAATGATGTAAATGAATTAGTTGGATCAAAATGATGACATAGATGTAATATCATATAGAATCCACTACGATTTGGATTATTTACAAAATCTGTTTGATTGTCCTCAGTTATATTTTCCATGAGAACTTTAATCACTTCACCGACTCTTAAATTTAAATTGCAAGGGACTTGAATATCAAGTATTTGTGAATGTAATAATGCATATCTTCTCCATGCTCTTGGTTCATATAATATTGGACTATTTCTTACTAAATTAGGAACACCACCTGCACCAACTTCATTTGCGGATATATGATAGGTAAAAGTTTTTGATGGATTAGTTAATGCTGTTTTATTAGCAGCATTAAGTGATTTTTCCTGCTCCCTATAATCAGGAGTATCACCCATAGTAGTAGGACTCTTTATATCAACTATATTTTCAATATATTCCTGTGTTTCTGTATTATATGAAACAACACGAACAGCATCCAATCCACTTAACCTTTGTTTTATTGCATTCATATCCCTAATTACATTTGGAATAGTTACAATATTATAATCATTACCAATAGGATCATTCAACTTAGATTGTAAAGCACTATTGTAAGTATATGTATGAGTATCTCTGTACTCAGAATTATTATTATACCTAGACTTCCCTTCCTGAATAAGACCATCTACGGATCTAAAATGCAGACCATCCTGAGTTTCATAAAAGAAATAACCAGGTTCTGCATCAGAAGCTGCTGGTCTTGATTTCGTTGCTATATCCATAATAAGTTTAAATGGAGTCTTCCAATTACCATCTATCTGATCTTCATTTTCAGTTTTCTCTATATCTAAATTACCTGGAGAAACTCCCCAATCAGATAATATCTTTCTAACAATATTACTAATATTAGATACAGGATATTTAGCACTTATAGATGATTCTGCATTTTGCATACCATACCAAGAAACTAATTGAATCATGGTAGATTGCGACTGTGCATCATCTACAAGTGATGGAGCTGAACTAACAACAAATGGACGATTCTCAAAACCACTGCCCCTATCACTAGTATTACCATTTGAACCGAATTGTAAAATTCCAGATTCATTCTGAATATTAAAAGAAACTTGTTCATATCCCTGTAAAGGTAATGCGTCTTTTAAAGTTCCAACTATTCCTGACTGTTTACTTATAACAGAACCACCAGTATCAATATGTATAATATTGCAAGTTACTTGTGGTGAATATAAACTTTCATAGTAATCAACACTAACAGTTTTACCTGCAAGATTAATCTTTATTATTTCCCCATCTCTATTCTTTTTAATTTGTAAAAAAGCATATGTTGATGCATTAGCTGCTGGCATTTATATTCCCTCCTTATTCTATTAATATTTTTTGTGTCATAACAAGTATATGATCAACAGATTCTTCATTTAAATCAGAATTAAATAATAATGATAAATCAGAAGAATCAATAGAACCAATTAATTTACTATAATCATTATCATTATTTAAACCAAGTGAATTAGAAAACTCCTTAGATAATAATTGATCATTTTCTGGTTCGTGACCAAACATCTTATTAATAATATCACTACCTTCCTGTGCTGAATCCCATTCAGAAACAGGGAACATCTTTTCTGTCCATGAATTCTTATCAATCTTACTAGTTGTATCACCATTACTAGTAGTTAAAGGTTTCACCTTATTTTTTGGTTTTTCTTTAGTAACTTCTGGAAGTTCCTCAGGAAGTTTAACTGCCATTGCAAGAAGTTTTGTACCCTGATCCGCTATCATAGTGGCAAAATCTGAAATACGTCCAAAAACTGATTGAAATGTTATATTCTTTTTACTAAACCAATTAGCAATATTCTCTATATTAGTAACGGCATTTCCTAATACTATAGAAGATAGGAAATCCATAACAGTACCAAGCACACCAAATATTCCTCTCACACCTTTTTTGGCAGTACCAGCAATAACATTAGAAGATTTTTTAACTGGCAATCCTTTGGATTCTATTTTAAATTCATTTGTCTTCTGCTTCTGAATATTAGTTTGTCTAATATTGAATTTCTTTTGATTCTGCTTATGCTTCCGCAAAGTCTTATTAGACTTAGAAAGAAAACTTTCAATATTTTTAGCATTTATTTTTAATTGCTGTACCTGTCTTTCCATGATCTATCTATATAAACTCCACAAAACCATAATGTATCGGTCCCTTAGCAATATCCTTATCAAATGGATTAATTGAACTGTATGTAGGTACAGATGTTGCAGGAACATTACCAGTCATATTCATATTATCCTTCTTGGATTGTTTTATAATAGGAAGTTCTTCATATGAAATCACAGTTCTTCTTGGTGTTTTTCCTAATCCGAGTGATTGATCTTTACCTTCATTCATAGCTGAAAGAAGATTAGTACCCCATTTATTAACGGCATCACTATTCATTACAAACTCATTAGCATGAACACGTCCTCCTCCACCACCAGTATATCCACCTTTTTTATAACCTATTTCATCTCTTATCCATTGTTGGCTTGGACCATCCTCACGGATATAGTTACCCTCCTTATCTTTTGTAAAACGATGCTTATTAGGATCAAATCCTTTCTCACCACCAATTCTCCTATATGTTTCTATTGTTTTTTTATATTGCAACAAAGGATCATTCATCCATTTCTGTATCCATTCAGGAAACATTCTATATACTGCACTTTGAATCCACAATTCAGCTTCAAGCATATTATTGAATGGAAGATTTTGTAATAAGTCAAGTTTTGGTTTAAATTCCCTCCAGCTTGTTTTGACCCAATCAATAGCCTTAGTAGCATATTCTCCAATATTATTAAAGAAATGTTTTAATCTTTTAATATTATCTGGATTCTGTAAAAATTTCCAAGCTGTCAATCCCAAGAAACCCACGAAAAGAGTTGATATTCCTTTAAATATACTTCCAAAAAGACCACCCTTTAGACCCATTGCCGAACCTAGACTTTTATCTACCTTACCAAATGCTTTTCCAGTATTTGCCAGAGCACTACCAATCCATTTTGATTCTATTTTATTTTCTTTATCAATTCTTTTCTGAGTATTTACTGCTTGCTTATTTGCCTTTAATTGTTCACTACTCTCTGCAATACGATTAGCAAAATCTATTGATAATTGCTTCTGTATTTCTACTAAAATTCTATTAGTTTCATTAAGTGAATCTGTTATTTTACTAGGATCAGTCCCACTAGTTAATGGTGAAGAAGTACCAGTGCCACCTTTACCAAAAGTAATGCCTGGTCCTTTTGAGAATTTCTGACTAAAATTTGCCCCCATTTGTTTAAATGAGGAAGCTATATTACCTATACTAAGTTTTTGCTTTTCGGGTTTAGAATCGCCTGTGATGTTAGGTGCCATTCTGTTGTTGCTTTAAATTTTCTTCTTCAATATGTTGTTTTAATAAAGTAACGTAGATTTCTCGTTCCCAAGGAATCATATTTTCAATCTCTGTTAATGAATATTTATGATGCTGAATCAGAGCAAAATTAACTTTATAGTATGACTCGAGATTTGTATGAGCCATACTTAGCTGAAAAAAGCTGCTAATCCCTCCAATACTACATCAGATTCAACATTAGTCTGAGGATTTGTGACGTTTACAGTATGCGAAAGTTTAGGCATAGTTGTAAAAAAGTTTTCAATCAATTTAAATTGTTTTGTATTTAATTGTTCAATAAACTCTTCAAGTTCCTTTTTAGTAGAATCAGAAGCACTCCAACTTTCCTCTTCATTATAAATCATATCAATAGATGATGAAATCATATCAAGAGTACTAGTAACACTATCTGTATTTTCTCCTGATTCAAAGTTAGCTTCAATAAATTGTTCGAGAGATGGATATTTCAATTTCAATGAAAGAGTATCATCCAATTTTATAGTATTCTTATGCCCTCTCTGCTTATTGACTTTGATAGAATCAATATCAATAACAACTGGAACAGAAGTCTTATTATCATCAGGACAAGTTACATTAACTTCTACACTTTCACCAACCGATTTTGCACGGACATTCAAAAACAAATATTCAATATCAAAAGTTGCAAGAGTTTCAATCTTTACATTCTTAGTCAATACACACTCATTTAATATTTCAACAATCGCACTAGTAATTTGTTTTATATCCTCAGATTCTAATGCCATGATTAGAATCTTTTCTTCTCTAACTAGAAAAGGACGATACTTAACTTTCTTCCCAGTAGAAGGTATTACCAACTCATAAGTCGGTGTATTAATTTTTGGTAAAGGCATAACAATCTGTTACAAATCAGTAAAATTATTTATAGGGGTTTTTTTAACCTTGTAATATATAGCGGTCATAATTGAAAGATACGGTTACTTTCAACACTTCGGCAGGTCCATAAGTTACAGGAATATTAGTCATTGCCTTAGGGAATGCATTAACAAACCTATATCTAATTGCTTTCTTATAATCCTTCTCAAACTTATTAATATACATTGAACTAACCTTATAGGTATCAGGATATCTCATCCTCCTATAATAACCTATCTCATTCTGTTTTACACTAGCATTTGATCCACTAGACATATACTCCATCCAACCCTCAAAGATTTTTAATAAAGTATAGTCTTTATCAATATAAAAAGAAAAATCAATATCAGTATAAATTCTCGTATGAGCAAACTGTTGAGGAATACCCATAAAATTATCTTTCACTTCCCCAGTTGCATATGCAGTAGCTGGAAGTGATGCATTACTACAAAGAATCCCTGCCCTTCTAGATAAGAAATCTTTTAGATTACTTACACCAGAATACCTTGTCAAATAATCTGATATTTGTGGACTTAATGTGGAGAATGTAACCAGATAATGGTTATTTTCTGCTAATGGTCCTATAAGGGTTTTGGCCTCAGGTATGGTAATTCTTTTAACTAACGATTCTGCCACTCTAAATATTTAATATGATTACTTATATCTATTTATGGCTTATCGAGGAAAATATAAACCAAGACTTCCTAAGAAATATAAAGGTGATCCAACTAACATCGTTTATAGGTCACTCTGGGAATTAAAATTTATGAGATATTGTGACTCCAATACTAATATCTTAGAGTGGGGAAGTGAAGAAATAGCACTTCCATATCGTTCTCCTGTTGACAATAGAGTCCATAGATACTTCCCAGATTTTTATATTAAAGTAAAAGAAAATGGTGGAAAAATAAAAAGGATGATCATTGAGGTCAAACCATTGAAACAAACAATGAAACCAAAAAAACCCAAGAGACAAACGAAAGGATATATCTATGAAGTCTATGAGTATGCAAAAAACCAAGCAAAATGGGAAGCAGCAACTGAATTTTGTGACGATAGAAAATGGGAATTTAAGGTATTAACCGAAAAGGAATTAGGAATTAAATGAGTCGCATCAGTTCTATTAAAGATAACTTAATCGGTACAGAAGATGCCGATGATTTAATGTTAGAAATTATTAGTGTTCTATCA